GCGAAATATATTTGCCAGGCGATTCATGATTTTTTGATGAATCGCTATCCTTATTTGGTGGGCTTCCGTTGGAATGGAGGCGGAGCTCGTATTCTGGCAGAGTATTTGAAGTGGGACGAAAAAGGGAGGCGGTTCTTTTGTATGGACATCAGTCAGAAGGACGTTGCCTTTACGGCCATGGATATTGCCATATTGTTGCAGGAGTGTCGGTGGTGTTACCAGCAGGATGAATCTTTTGAAGCTGCAGTTTTGGATGTTATGATGGATTGGTTGGTGTCTAATACTGCATATCATGTTGTTAATTGGCCAGGTGGTTTTCGATTTGTTGTTGGGATATTGTTTTCAGGCGATTACAATACATCTTTTCTTAACACCTTGCATTTGGTGTTAGTGTGCTGTTGTTATTGCGTTCGAGTTTTTCGTACAACGGGAGAGATTAAGTACCTGACAGCGATTCGTGACGGTGCGTTTACCCCCGGGATACAGGGGGATGATATAATAGGGAGCATGGCTTCAGAGAGGAAATATCCGAAAATGTCTCCTGATGGGTTTCGGACTTATTTATTGGATTGGAATATGAGGGTGAAACCTGAAGCATATCGAACTTCATTGTCCCTTTTTTCACAATTCAATTCAGCAGGCCAACTCGTTTCTCCAGAGGTTTCAAGTATAATTTTTCTTCATCGGTACTTTGTGTGGCAGGATGGAAACATTCGACCACAGCGACCATTGGAAGATTTTGTGCTACGCCTTTATCATAGTACTGGGGATGTTCTTACTCCCTATGATACGATAGCTAAAATAACTGGTTTGGCATTGGATACCATGGGGGTCAATGAGCGTGCCTGGATACTTTGCTATTCAATAGTGGAGAAAATGCTTCATAATGAGATGAACGCTTTTCCCTCCAATTCAGAGGGAGATGTTGCTAGTTGTTTTCCGGAGAGTGTTGTTGGTAAGCGTCTCATGGAAAAACTCTCATCTGAGAAGTTCGTGCAAGAGCGTCTCTATAAGTCGGGTTTGATGGAGTTGCACCCCATGGAATTTTTCTCGTTGTCGCGTGATCGTAAGGCCATGCTAGATTATTTGGATGGGCGAGTCAAGTCTCGAGACACAGAGTATATGCAGCGTCAAGGTGTGGAGGAGCGTCCGTTGTATGCCGGGTTTTCAGAGCATTGATATAATAATATGTTATAATTCCGCCCTGACCACTTAGTGTGGATG